CCCGACCAGCATCAACCAGCAGGTGCTCGACCCGAGTACCTACACGTCGCAGGACGCGCACTCCACCGACACGAGCATGTCGTGGAAGTGCATTGACCGGCACATTCTGGACAAGAAGTGCCCGAACAACCCGGCGACGTGCCTCGGCGCCTCGCACGTGTTCGAGGGCGACGACGACATCGTGGACTACTCCGCGGCCGTTGACCCGACCGACTGGTCGAGCGCGAACAACGCCGGCTACCTGCCGACCGGCCTGAACAACTACGGCGACAACCCGGTGAAGGTGCTCGGCCTCTACCGCTCGAACCTCGTGGTCTTCAACGCGGGCGGCTACCAGATGTGGCAGATCGACCCGGACCCGCAGAACATGGCGCTGCTCGACGCGCAGCCGGTCGGCTCGATCTACACCCGCGCCGCGCAGAGCGCCGCGAACGACCTGATGTTCCTCGCCGAAGTCGGCGTGCGTAACCTCGGGACGGTGGGCGCCACCGCGAACATGCAGATCGGCAACACCGGTCAGCCGGTGGACCCGCTCGTGGTCGCGCAGCTCAAGGCCGGCGTCTACGAGCCAATCGGCCTCTACTACCCCGGCCGCGGACAGTACTGGCTGTTCTTCGGCCCGCAGGCTTTCGTGCTAACGATCAACGGCGCGGGCACGCGCGCGTGGTCGCGCTACGTATTCCCCGACACGATCACCGACTGGACGCTGAACGGCTCGCACCTGTTCCTGCGCACCGCGGGCAACCTCGTGTGGAAGCTGAGCACGGACGCGCTTCAGGACGACATGATATTCGGCACCACCACGTGGACCGACCACCAAACGCTGACCGAGAACCGCGCGCTCGACCTCACGTCGGACCACGGTACGTCCATATCTTCGTTCTTCAACGGAAGCACGCTCATGGACATCTGGCGCTCGGTTGACGGCGGCCAGACGTGGACTAAGAAGCTGACGAGCGGCAACCTCTCCGGCGGCGGCCGCGTGCTGTACCTCGGCATCAACGGCAGCGCCCAGAAGGTCTGGATGGTGCCGGGCGCGTCCAGCAACACCGACTACATTTCGGTTGACGACGGCGTGACATGGAACACCGGTGGATTCGTCGGGCTCTCGCAGGGGTGCCAAGGCGGCGCAACGGACGGCGCGGGCCGCTTCGTGTGTGGCAACTCCTCGCAGGAAATCTACTCCAGCTACAACTATGGCAGCACCACGTCGGTGCACACCGCGCCGTGGACCAGCGGGTTCAACGCCGGTAGCATCATTTGGGACGGCACGCAGTTCATTGCCCTCGGCAAGAATGCCGGTGGCTTACCGGCCATATGGACCGCACCCCCGACGTTCACTACCGGCGGCCCGGTGTGGACCCTCGTAGGTAACCGTGCTTCGGGAACATGGCAACCTCCTTCGACGGCGGCTAGGACCGGCAACTTTTGCTTCACGCCCGGATTCGGCTACACCGCGATGGTGGGGCCGAGCGGCGACATCATCACGGCGCCCACGCTTCTCGGGCTGACCACCGCTACGGCCTACGCGCCGAGCCTTGGCGGCGCCACGCTTGCGGACGTGTTCAGCTTAGGCAGCACCCTGTTCGCGGGCACGACCAGCGCTGCGAGCATCTGGCGCTCTACCGACGCGGTGACGTGGACCAACGACACCATCAGCCCGCCCGGAACCGTGGCCATCATGGGTTACGACGTGACCGCCAACTTCTACATGGCGATCACGGACGTGACCGTGCACGCGTACAACGCTGCGGCGCTCACTTCCGGCACCGACTTCAAGGGCGTGATCCAGTGGCCGTACCTCGACATGGCGGCGCTCGGCGTCAACCATGGCCTGATCGGCGTGGACCTGATCGGCGACGGCGCGGTGGACATCCAGATCGGCTTCCGCGAGGACGACAACACGACCTTCTCGGACAACGCGGGCTTCGCCACGTCGCTCAACGTGACGGCGCCGTACACGATCAACGTGGCGGATACGATCCCCGGCGACCCGATCCCGCTTCCGTGTGTATCGCCTAGCTATACACTCATCCTCACCTTCCATGCCAACCAGGCCTGGTCGTGGGAGGCTGCGAACTTCTACATGAACGACCAGCGCGGACGAGGCTACTAACATGCCCATCGGCTACGAACAAAACCCCACACTGCTCGACTTCCTTACCGTGGTCGCCAACGCGCCCGCGGATCAGCGTCAGCACTTCACAGATTTGACCGGATTCCCCTTCGACCCGGACGGCGTTGCCATCGGCAACTTCACGGTACCGGGGCCGAAGTGGGTGATCCGCTTGCACGACGGGTTCCCGCTTGCCGTGGGCGGGTTCGTCCCTCAACGGCCCGGAGTCTTCAGGGACTTCTTCATTTCGACCGAGGAGGCGTTCACGAAAGAGAACTACCTCGCGGTTACGCGGATATGCCGACGCATTATGGATTCCGTGCTCGCCTCGGGGGCGCACCGGCTGGAATGCTTCGTCCCTGCCAGCCGGATCGCGAATCGACCGGAACTTGAGAAATGGTATAGACTTCTAGGCTACAACAAAGAGGCGCTCCACCATGGGTACTGCGCAAACGGCGCAGATGGACTTTGCTACGCTCGGGTGAAGCACTAATGGGCACAAACAACAAAGCCGCAGAACAGGCCGCAGCGGCCAATGCGGCTCAGCAAGCGCAGATCAACCAGACTATCGCGCAGATCAACAGCGCGTATAGCTCGCCGTCGCGTCAGGCCCAGTACGCGCAGTACGGCAAGCAGGTCCGCGACTTCTACACCGGACAGGTTACCGATCAGGAGCAGCAGAACGCACGAAACTTAAAGTTTGCTGAAGCTCGCTCCGGGCAGACCGGCGGCAGCGCCGCGGTGGATGCGAACACACAGCTCCAGAAGGACTACACGAAAGGCTTGCTCCAAGCGTCGCAGGCGGCGCAGACCGGGCAGGCGGCTCTCGAACAGGCGGACATCGGCTCGAAGAACGCGCTCATCGCGCAGGCCGAGCAGGGCGCCTACCTCGGGTCAATCCCGCAGGCCGTTTCACAGGCGTCGCAGGCCAATCTCGGCGCGGCGCAGAACTACAGCAACTCCGCTTCGCTCGGCAACCTGTTCGCAGGTACGGCGAAGATTTACGAGAACATCAACCAAGCGAACGCGAACCGTCGCGCGCAGACTTCACCGATAGGGTCATACTATGGGTAGCTACTTCTTTCACGGCATCGGCGACTCGCTGAAGAACCCGTTCCAAGCGTTCAATCGCACGGACTGGGGCATGCACCCGAGCGCGCAATACCAGCGGCCGGGCGGCCCGGTGCTTAACTCTGGACCGTGGTCCGGGCAGGCCCCCACGCTGGCGGGCGCTCAGGCCGGGTATACTCCGCAATCGTACGCAGCCATGGCCGGCAAGGCCGGGCTGCTCAACCCGAACCAGCCGCCGGGAGGCTAACGTGGGCACTAGTTTCTTTGGTGGTAAGAAAGGGGCCGGCGTGAGCGCCGGAAGCAAACCTTCCGGTATACACGCCAGTGGCCTCAACATGGCGGCCCGCGCGTTCAGCGCGCCCGGCTACGCGGGCACCCGCAGCGCGGCTCAGTCGCGCAAGGACCTCGGCGCCGCGCAGGCGGCCGCGCAGCATGGCCTCGAAAAGGTTAAGAACTCCGCGGCGACCAATGCCAAAGGACCGAAGGTATAGCCATGGGTACGGAAGCATTCTGGATACCGGCAGCAATCGCGGCAGTTTCGGCTGGCGCGAACTACGCCAACACGACCCAAGCGAACAAGCGTCAGGACACCTCTGAGGCGGCCGCTATCGCCAACCAGCAGGCCATTCGCCAGAAGGGCGAGGCGCAGGTCAACCAGACCGTGCAGGACATCGCCAAGAGCAACCCGAACGCAATCGCTGGCAAGGCGACGGGGCAATACGTGGACCAGCTCCGCCGCAATGCGGCCGGCAGCAGCTCCCCCGGTGTGTCCAGCGCGCTCGCGCCGGTAGCCGGCGGCAGCTCGCGCTACAACGCCGACAAGGCGACGGCGCAGCAAGCCGTCGAGAGCTACGGCAACGAGAAGGCGACCGAAATGGGGGACCTGGACGCGGCGGTTCGCCAGCGTCAGAATGAGGGTCTGGAAATGTCCACCCTGAACACGAACCTGAACACCCTCGGCGCCCAGAGCTACGCGCAGAACTTCGTTGACCAGCTCCGCTCCTCGGTCGCTGGCCAGCCGAATCCGCTGGTGAGCCTGTTCGCAGGACTTGGCACCAACGCTGCGAGCTTCCTGTCAAGGAACCCGCAGGTGTTCGGCGGTAAGTCACCGCTAGCTGCATCGAGCTTGGCGCCTCAGACTATCAACATGAACCCCATGGTTGCCGGTGGCGGCAACCCGATGCTCTCATAAGGACCGATCATGCCGTTCCCGAATGACCCGGCCACAGTAGAAGCTCCGTCGTATACCGGCGGCTCGCAGCTTGGCGACTTCCTCGCTGGCGTCGGTGGCTCGAACATGAGCCGCTCGGCCATCGGGCTTCAGATCGCCAACGGGCAGGCCATGGCCGGCTACCGCTCCGCGCAGACCGAGCTCGCGCTCCAGAAGGCGCAGGAGAACACCGAGCGCGAAGCGGCCTTGAACCAGCTTGAGGACCAGTTCGTCGATGCCGGCATGAAGCGGAGCCAAGCGCGACTCTCGACCGGATACATTCGCGCCACGGGCAAGAGCCCGGAAGAAGTTATGAAGGCGCTCGGCACGAGTGACGAGGTTGAACTCACTCGCCTGATCGCGGACCCGAACACGCCCGATCCGTTGCGCCAAGCGGCTCTACAGGCAATTTCGAAGAAGGGCGATGTGGGGCAGACGCAGAACATCGAGGGCCAGATCGTCAACGGTCTCAGTCCGACCAACCCTCCGACCGTCACCGTCACTCCGGTGGCACAGTCGGTCATCAACAGGAACAACGCCGAGGGGCGCGCTGCGGATGCACGCGCGGCGGGCGGCGCTGGCGCCATGGACCCGGAAATAGCTCCGGTGCTGGCGCGCTTCATCGAGAAGAACCCGAGTCTTGCGGGCAATCTGCGCTCGCTCACCACGGGTGGCGGCCCGCTAGTAGGGCTCGCATACATGGCTGATCAGGGCGACGTACAGGCGCAGCAGATTCTCGCGCGCCGTATGAACGCAGTGCCGGGCGCGCACCCGGCCGCGGCTCCGGCTCCGGCTCCGGCGGGCGCTGGCGGAGCTCCGGCTCCGGTGGTGGATCACGGTGCGCCGGTCAGCGTGCCGCCGGCCGGCGGTGCGCCGGTAGCGTTCGACGCGCCGGTCAGCGACCCGCACTCGATTATCTCCCCGGCTCCGGGCGTGAGCCTCAAGGAGCAGGCTGGTATCCGTACCGACTTCAGTAGTGGCAAAGGCGCGTCACAGACCACGTTCGTGAACACGATGATGGCGCACTCGCGTCTGTTCGACATGCTTGCCGAGGAACAGAAAAAAGCTGACGCCGCCGGCAACTTCACGCCGTCCAACGCCTTCAATAACCTGTGGAACAGGACCTTCGGTAAAAGCGCGCCGACCAACATCGCCATCGCCGGCAGCTTCCTTGGCCGCGAAGCGGTGCGCGCTACGGTTAATTCCGGAGCCGGTACTGGCGAGGAGCGCGAACTTCAGATTCCGAAGGACGCTTCAGCAGATCAGATGCACGACGCGGCCAACACGATCCGCTCGCTCGCGTCTCACCAGCTCCGTTCGCTGGACAACCGCGCTCGCCGCGGCGGCGTGAACATCCTCCAGTTGCTAGATCCGCAGACTCGTAAGGACTACATTGCTGCTAATGCGCCGGAGCCGGAGCCGGGCGCAGCGCCGGCCGGCCCGGCAGCACCGTCTCAGGGTTGGGGTCACGCTACTGTGGTGCAATAATGGCCAAGTACAGCATGACGGCGCCCAACGGGAAGGCATACCAAGTTGAAGGCCCGGATGGCGCAACTGACGATCAGGTGCGCGCTGAAATCATGCGCCAGTTCCCCGAGACTGCGGGACCCCCGCCGTCCGCTGCCGAAGTTCGCGCGCGTAACCAGCAGGGGCCGGTGGACCTCGACAAGAACGGCTCGATCCTCGCCGGCCCGGTCGGCACTGTCCTGAAGGCCGCCATGTCGCCGCTCGACATGCTCGCCGAGGGAACCATGGCCGTTGCGCGCGGGACTGTGGCGCCGGTCGCCGGCCTCGCGGCGCGCGTCCCGGCTCTGCTCCAAGGGAAAGACACAGACGTGGCCTCACAGCAGGCTCACGATGCGGTGGAGCGCGCGGGCGCCTACACGCCGCAGACTCCGGCCGGGCAGGCCATGGCGACCGACGTGGGTGCCGCCGGCCGCGCCGTCGCTGCGCCCTTCGGGGCGGCTGCGAACACCATTGAGAATGCCGTAGGCCCGGAAGCGGCGAAGGTCATCGAGAGCGGCTCTAGCAAGTTCAACGACGTTGCCGGCTCGCTGCCGGCGCTCGGCGCGCTCCGCGAAGTTGCGGCGCTGCGCGGGGTCAACGAAGCCGCGCCCGTCGCCCGGCAGGCAGTGGATGCCGCGCACGAGGCGGGGTACACCGGACTCAAGACGCGCGCCGACATGAAGACTCCCGGCTCGCAGGCCATCACCGACCAGCTCATCCGGCAGGAAGCCGGCGTGGTGCCCGGCGCGGACCTGAACGTGGCCGCGGTGGACAACGCCCGCGCCATCGGTCCCGGCCGCGTGTACGACGCCGCGGAGCGCTCGCTCCCGGCCCGGATGCAGCAGGACCCCGGACTCCAAGCGGACCTCCGCGGCGCGGGCGGCGATACCAGCCAGCTTCCGCGCTCCAAGGACGTGGACGCACTGCGCACCGCGATGCTTGAACAGCCGGAAATGTCCAATCAGGAGCTTTTCTCGAACATCCGCGAGGCGCGCTCACGCAGCGCCCGCCTACTGGCCTCCGATTCCCCGGACGATAACGCGCTCGGCCACGCCTACGGGCGGGTAGCTGACGCCTACGAGGCGTTTGCCGGCCGGCAGCTTCAGGGGGCGGCCCCCGGCGCGCCGTCGCTGGCGGACTTCCAGAACGCCCGCGTCGCCTTCGCCAAGAACTACCTCGCGCGCGAGGCGCTGAAGGGCGGGGAGCATTTCGATCCGTCCGTGTACGGCAACGCAGCTCGGGGCGACCCCGGTATGCTCACCGGCTCGGCCAAGATCGTCGGCGACGCCTACAACACCCTCCCGGCGGCGGGCGGGGACTCTGGAGCAAAGGCAATAGGGGCTCTCGGCGGCACCGCTGTCGGCGCAGCACTTGAACATGTTCTGGGA